CTTTTTGTTTTTTATCATTTATCAAAAGAAGGATTGAACGCATAGTAGTTTTTACTGTCAAGTTTATCCGTAACAAGCCTTAAGCCTTCACCGAAACGCTGGTAATGCACAATTTCTCTTTCACGCAGAAATTTAATAGGCTCAATAATATCAGGGTCGTCAACAAGGCGCAAAATGTTATCATATGTTACCCTTGCTTTTTGCTCTGCCGCCAAATTTTCATTTAGGTCGCCGATTGTGTCACCGGTTGATGCAATTGATGCGGCATTCCACGGTGAACCGCTTGCGGCAGTCGGGTAAACACCCGCTGTGTGGTCAACAAAATATGCCATAAAATTAGGATTTTTTTCAATTTCGTCTTCGGTTAAATTGCGGGTGAGCTGATGCACCATAGTGCCTATCATTTCAAGATGCCCTAATTCTTCCACACCGATGTCCGTTAATAAACCTTTAAGCTCCGGATATGGCATTGAATAGCGCTGTGAAAGATAGCGAAGTGAAGCGCCTAATTCACCCTGAGGTCCACCGTATTGCTTTTAGATATAGATTAGAGATAAAAATAAATAGCGAGGTTGTTATCCTCTTTTTCGTATGTTATATGGTCTATTATTGTGCGGAGTGCTTCGTTTTTGGCTGCTTCGTCTGCTTCCGGTGATTTTATAATTTTAAGTACATTTTGACACTTTTCTAAAAATTCATTAGGAATAGTGTCATTTTTCTTTTGAGGTTGCTGAATTTTAGCACTTTCATATTCACTGATTCGTGATTGATAAGTGCGCTTTTTGATTCCGTATTCTTCAAGTGTATCGAAGCCTGCATCGTAAGCTTCGCTTGCTCGGCGGATTTTCTCTTTTTCCTGCTTGATAAGTTTATCGTAATCAATATTCTCTTGCAGGTCGCTTTGCGTTTTATAAATGATATTAAAATCTAATGTTTTGAGTGTTTCCTCAATCTTATCTATAACAACTCTGTTTGCCTTGGCAATTGAAAGGCTGTGAGATACCTTGCATACACCTCTTGCGTATTGGTGGCATTGTAGCGCCGGGTATTTAGTGCCGACATATACGAGTGTTGCGCCACAATTTCCACAGCGTACTAAACCTTTTAGCATGAACTGGACCGGCTGTTCCTTACGCTGATATTTACCGTAGCGCTTTTTCTGGTCCGCAATCATATCCTGCACTTGTTCAAATTTTGCGGTATCAATAATAGCTTCGTGCTTTCCGTCAACAATCATAACGCTGCTGTTATCACCTTTATATCGCGATTTTGAGCCTTTACACTCCGGTGACCAACGAATTTTTCCGATGTAAACCGGATTTTGTAAAATATATTCAATAAAACGATTATCCGGAATGTTTCCACGCTTCGTTCTGATTCCCATTGTGCCTAATTCCTGTGCTATTGCACGGTATCCTTTGCCGGATAAATATGAATCATAAATATAATTGACGATTTTTGCATCATCATTTGGAATAAATGATTTTCCCTGCGAATCATAGCCGAACGGTGCAGCACTCATTGCTTCGCCACGGCTGGCTTTTTCAGTCATTCCTCGTGTGACTTCTTGCGATAGTCTTGTTGAATAGTATTCATCCATAAACTCGATTATTCTTTCAATCAGAGGAGCAAAAGGTGAATCGTCTATTGTTTCGCTGACGGATATAACAGCCACATTGATTTTGCGAAGCATTGACTTATAAACGATACTTTCTTCCTGATTACGCGCAAAACGGCTGAATTTCCAAACGAGAATTGCATTGAACGGATGTTCTTTCGATTTTGCGTAGCCTATCATATTATTAAAAGCCTTACGCTTTTTTACACTTCTGCCGGATATTCCGTCGTCGTAAAATACATATTCATCAGGCACTATATAATCATTGTTTTTTGCATATTGCCGAATAAGTTTAAGCTGACTGTCCGGGGAGTATTCATCCTGCCGGTCATCAGATACTCTGATGTATGCTGCGGCATATTTCATTTAATCACCTTCTTTTATTTTTCTTTTCTGCGATAGTATTTTTCGTAAAAATATATAATATATATGTTGAGATTATTGGTGCCGGCAAGTAAAAGAAAAAGAAAAAATAAATGTTCAAATCTTTTTCAAATAAAAGAGAAAAATATACATATGTTATGTAAATATATGTTAGAAAAATCAAAAGTGCTTCCAGTATTTTTTTAAAAGTGATGTTTCCGTTTCGTATGTCTTTGATTTGAGAAATCAACAGCATAATTGCTAAAATTATTACTTCAACAATATAAATCGCAAAGAAACAATAACATATAACCGTAAAAACTTTTTCTACGGTTGACATATTATTAAATTTACTTGTAGATGTTTCTTTAGTAGTTTCAATGTATTCTAAATCCGTTGGACTATTGTTATCTAAAAAGTGTTCATACATTTTTGTTTTTTGTTGAATTTCATTATATTTATCATTACTAATATATTTTTTGTAATTAGGAAGAGAAGCAATTACCTTTTTATTTAAACTTGAAAAGTTGCTATATAATTCAGAATCATAAGTGTTTGCTCTGCTTATTTGTTCTCGAGCGGAAGAATAGTAGTTGTTAAGCTTTTCATAATTATTAAGGTATTCTTGTACCCAATCATTGATTTTTGCTTTATTGCGCAACGAATCGTAGTCAATTTCATTATTATTGTTACTTTTTGTGTTATTTTCAACAATTATTGTTGCAAATGTTTCTATTTCGGCAGTTTGAACTTTTGTAGTTGTTTCTTCGTAATTATAATATTTTTCTGTACTTTTTTCGTTATTTTTAAAATCATAAGGGCAAGTACCGCTATCGTGCTGATGAGCAGGATAACCGTGGTGATAATGATATTCGCCGGTAGAACGGTCGTAATGTCCACCGCTTGAATCTGTTTTACCCGGATGTGCAAAAACAGCAACGCAAGAGCCTGAAATTATAATGATTGCTGATAAAGCAATTAGAAAAATTTTAAAAGCTTTCTTCATTTTATCCCCTTAAATAATGAATTTGTTCGAATTAGTAATTAAATTATGAAATTAAGCTTGTGAACCCTACTGCCTTACCTAATATTCTAATATTGTTCATTTCTTCTTTTGAATATACAAAAGGTGGATACTTTGTATTTTCAGGCTGAAGAACAACTTTATCATCATATATGTAAACTCTTTTTAGTGTAGCTTCATTATCAATAAGTACAACAGCTATTTCGCCATTGTCAACTTGATTTTGTTTCTTGATGTAAACTATATCACCGTCATTTATTCGTGCGTTAATCATACTGTCACCTTTACATATCAGCGTGAAGTCACATTTTATATTATTAGGTATATCGTCGTATGCTTCAATATTTTCTTCTGCAAGTATCGGCTTGCCACAAGCAATAGTACCTAAGCGTGGCCTTTTATATGTGTTTGGAACAGGATTTATTCCGTTAATAGAAAATATGTCTATCGTATTATAATCGTTACCGTCCATAAGATATGACGGTTTGACACCTAATGCTTGTGCTATTGCTTGTATTTTATCTCCTGTAATATTTCTTTCGCCTTTTTCAATTTTGTTAATTGTAGAACGACTTGTGTATCCGCTTTTAAATGCTAATTCTTCTTGTGACATGTTTTTTTCTATTCTTAATCTTTTTATGCGGTCATACATTGTTTCAGACATTTTATCACTTCCTATGCCAACAATATATCACGGTGTTGACTTAAAGTCAATAAATTTGAAAAAAATTCAAAAAAACTGTTGACATAAGGTCAACGCTGTGCTATATTGATTTTGTTGACAAATAGTCAACACGAAGATATTGGAGATGAATTTTATGGTTAATGTAAATATGCTTAAAGCAAAAATCATTGAAAAAAACATTGAAAAAAAGAAAATAGCTGAATATTTGGGTATTTCACCTACCTCTCTTAATTATAAAATTAACGGAAAAACTGAATTTAAGGGTAGCGAAATACAGCTTTTGAGCAAAATTTTAGGTATCGAAAAAGAAAAAGATGTCTATTTTTTTAATTAAATTGTTGACCAAAAATCAACATCACTATTGCTTATTTAGATAAAGTAAAAAACGAAGATGAAATTCACTAACACTTAATCAAGGCAGCAGGGTGCAGGCTGAAAATATTCCCCTTACCGTTAACTGAAATCAGCCGAAAAGCTATCGAAAAATTTCTTTTGAAATAAATCGTCTTATACTCCTCTTTTGATTTTTTAATTGCGATAGTTAGCCTTGCTGTTTTGGTTAAGTGTTAGTGATACGGACAAAAAGGTTCATCATATTTTAAATTGAGGTGATGAAATGGCAAGAAAACCATTAACTGCAACGGTTAATGTAATTATGGAAGACAAAAGTATAAAGCCATTTGAGAAATTAACGAGTGATGAAGTTGAAAAATTAAGGCAAAATGTGAAAAAAAGACTTGAAAGCGCAATGAGCTTATATTTTTCAAATCATCCGGAAGAATTTAAAAAACTTTAAATATAAATGAAGGGAAGTGAAAAAATGTTTAAGTTACCGGCAATATCAATTGCGTTATTTGTAATATATTTAACGATATGCAAAGTGGCTATTAAAAACAAGAAAAAGAAAAAGCCACTCCGCAAGCGGAATGGCTTTGAACGAAAATGCCGATATATATTCTCCGATAATGCCGAGTGGGAATACATATTACACAGCATTAAATGAGTTGTGATAACTCAAGTTCAATAATTATGTTATCACAACTCTTATAAAAAATCAATAGGAGTTAAAAAATATGGAAGTTTTCACAAATGAAATATGCGAAAGCTGTGCAAACGGAAGCTTTGACGAGTGCGAAGCTGATTTTACACAAATAACGCTTGATGATGTGACAAGGGCGGTTGTTGACTGTGATATTTACAAGGCTAAGCCGAAGCATAAGCTTAAGATTACATACGAATGCGAAGGCAAGATAGCCGTCGTTGAAAAGGTGGTATACGAACTGCCCAAAGTCGAATGGCAGCAGGCAGACAAGAGAGCCGGGAATATGAGCACCGACGATATCAAGGTTATTGTTGAATATCTCAACGATAAAATCGGTGCGCACTATAAGCCAAACGGTAAGAAAATGAAAGAGTTAATTCACGCAAGGATGAATGAGGGCTACACGGTTGAGGACTTTAAGACGGTAATTGATAAGAAATTCAAAAGCTGGGGCAACGACCCGAAAATGAGCTTATACTTACGGCCGTCAACGCTTTTTGGTACACGCTTCGGTGAGTACCTGAACGAGTATCAGGCAGAAAGCCCGGAGCAGAGCGGCAACAACATATTCCTTTCGCTTGCAAATGATAGGGCGGCGTTAAAATGACACGTGACGAAACGACTAAGGTTTTGGCATTGCTAAAGGCAGCATATCCAAACTCTTACAAAGGAATGACTAAGGAAGAAGCAATGGGGACGATTTCAATTTGGACTATGCAATTTGAAAGTGTTCCGGTTGATATTATGTTAATGGCAATTAACAGGCTTATAAGCAACAAACCTTTTCCGCCGGCGATAAGCGAAGTCAAGTTGGAATTACATAGTCTGCATTGGGACGCTTTCAGCGAATTTCATCAGGACTGTAATTGCTTGACACCTGAGCAGGAAGCAAGGTATCGCCGCATTTATAACGAAACAGAAAAATATAAATATTCACGAAATCTTGAGCCGAGTATCCGCGAAATTGTTTTAGGCTCAGAGCAAAAATATATAAAGGGAGAAACATTATGACATCAGAGGAAAGAATTGAAAAAGTAAGCCAGCTTCTTATGGAAGGAATGACGGACGAAAAGAAAAGTAAGGAAAATTACTTAAAAATTGCTCAGCTTGAAGTTGATAATATTGTATCAGTAATAACACCGTGTTCATCCGTCGAAACAAGTTTTATTCTTTTTGCACTTGAACAAGTTACGGAAATGATAAAAGGCACAATAAAGAGATACCCGAAGCAAAAGATAAATTATTGTGTTTTAAAGAGCTTAATAGGCTCAAAAAGAATGTGTATTGAAGTACCTAAGAGGAGCGAAGATGATAAATAGTGTTGTTTTAATGGGGCGGCTTACTTACGAACCGGAGCTAAAGGCTACAAATGAGGGCACGTCTTTTATAAACTTTCAAATTGCGGTTGACCGAGGTTATTCTAAGGACAACCGTGCTTGTGACTTTATAGATTGTACCGCTTGGCGACAGACTGCTGAATTTATTTCTCGTTATTTCCACAAAGGCTCAATGATTGCTGTTGAGGGTTCTATACAAACAAGCAATTATGTTGCAAATACCGGCGAAAACAGAAAAGCGGTAACAGTTGTAGCTAATCAGGTAAGTTTTTGCGGTGAAAAAGTACAAACCCCGGCAGAAGTAAACGAAAATACAGAATTTGAGGAAGTAGAATAATGAAGGCTGCGAAAAACTGTTGTTACATGAAAGTGACAAATGATAAATACAGATTGCCGGTTGCCGTTGCCGATTCCGCAGGTGAGCTTGCACGAATAGTCGGCGCAACAAAGAATACGGTTTTATCTTCAATATCGCACGGTACCGGCACTTATGAAAAGGTTGAGTTAGAATAGTTGATTAAAAATTCACATAGCAGCAGGGCAAGGTGATTTTATGGGTGAAGCGAATATTGAAAAGTTTGAATTTATCGGTGAAAGCAACCGGCGTAAGTATTATGCAAGTAATCAAGGCTACATAATGAGTGTTTCGACAAAAAGTTTTGTTGAACGCAAGCTAAAGGGCTATCGTCAACATGGTAAAAAGAATGGACCGCTAACAGTGAGAATATTAGGTCAAGAACATTATGTAAAGAATCTAATAGCGCAAGCGTTCATTCCTTCATACAAAGGGCCAAATGTAAGCAATGTTTTTAACAAAGACGGAAACTACAAAAATAACTGTACGGAAAATTTAATTGTGGTTTCTAAAAATCAGGTTGCTAAAATAACCGGCGCTATGTCAAACGCGCAAGGAGTTATTGTTATTGATGAAAACGGAAATGAGAACAAATTTGGAAGTATGAGAAAAGCTGCGAAGTATCTTAATTGCAGCTATCAGACTTTGGCTGATTATTTGAATGGCAAATACAAAAAGAGCGTACTTGACGGATATAAAATAAAAAGGTGTTAGTGAGAGGTCAAAGGAGTTGAATGAAAATGCTTGAAGAAAAATATAAAAGAGCAAACGAAATTCAAGAAGAAATGTGGCGTCTGAAAAATGAAAGCAATATGTTGTTAAAAAATTTTCGTGGTAGGTATTTATGCTCAATAAAACCTAAAGTAAATAGGGAGTTAAAAAAGCAATCGCATTGTATTATTGTAGAATCTGACGGAGATTATCTCTTTTCTTTAAGTGCTGAAGATTTGAAATTGTTATCAGAAAACAGAATGAAAAGGTATAACGAATTAAAAAAAGAATTTGAGGAGATATAAGAAAAATGACTTGTAAAGATTGTTATCATTATGAAAAATGCTATTTTGAAGCATTAAAAAAGTCACATTTAACAGGTAGTGATTATAGAAAAATCGTGTGTATTGATAATCAAATTATTTGCAAATTTTTTAAGGATAAATCACTAATTATTGAGTTGCCTTGTAAAGTTGGTCAAATTGTTTATGATGTCGTTCTGTGTGATGACGATATTTATAGAATTTTTGAAATGAAAACATCGGCAATCACGCCCTTTGGTAGTCTGTATGAAAGTACAAATCGCCCACCTTTTCTTTGGAATATATATCTAACTGATAATTATAGTTATGCTTATAGAGTTTTTAGTGATATTGGTAAAAAAATATTTTTTGATAAATCTGAAGCAGAAGCAAGATTAAAGGAGTTGAACGGCAAAGAATGAGCAACAAAACAATGTATGAAAAAGAAAAAGAAATTACTGACAAAATAGGCGTAAAAGAAGCAATAAAAATGTTTCAAAATCTTATATTTGCAGAGAATTACAAAATTGCAGAAAACCATTGTAGAAAACTTGCAATAGAAGCCCTTGAAAAGCAGACACCAAAAAAACCTATCACAGAAACGGTAAATCGTGGTATATCAGTATCGGGCGAATATGACATTGATTTTAACTATCTTTGTCCAAATTGCAACACTGTTGTTGGTGACTATGAAACCAATGATGTTTTTTATGAATTTTGCCCCGATTGTGGACAAGCTTTAGAACGGAGTGAAAATAATGACTGAATTTGAGTTTGAAACACACAGAGTAGATATGCTTTATAAAGGTCCTATACAGATTGTTCAAGAACAAATATCGTCTATTGAAAGTCAATTACAAAATGAAACGCTTAAAGTGATTCATAAGTATGGAATTTATGTTGATAAAGACGAGTTAATCAAAGCATTAAAATACGATAGACAACAGTATGATAAGGGCTTTGAGGACGGTGTGCATAAATGCAAACAAGAGTTACTTGAAATATTAAGAGAAAATGATTGCTATATTTCTACTGCTGTTATAAACAAATTACTAACGATAGGGAGTTGAACGGAAATGACTAAAGAATTAGCAAGATATTTTGTGAAATTGATTGCTGAAGATTTGCGACTTTCATTTAATGGAATGGGTATTCCAAGTTATAGTTGTGAATGGTTAGAAAATCAGTTAATACAAGAAAATTATGATAAAGTCAAAGAGTTTATACAAAAAAGATATGATGAACACGAAAACTCTGCTAAGGACACAAATGTCCATGGCAAAAAACGCAAGCATAAGTTAAGAGCTATGACTAATGGCGAAAGAGGTAAGGAAATGACAAATTTTGAAAAAATTAAAGAAAAGAATATTGAAGAAATGGCAAAGTTTCTTATAAGTTTTTATTTTGATGTATCTGTAAATTCGGCTAAATATACAAATATGGAAAAATGGCTTCAAAGTGAGGTAGAAGAATGAGTGAGAAGTTGACTAATTTTTTTGTTTTGATTGGAATACTATTTTCGTTGGGAGTATTAGGACTTATTTTAATCGGAATATTTGATTTCATTAAACAAAAAATTGATGAGTTAAAAAATTATCACAGAATTAAACATAGATTTGATAAGCCACCGCTTGCCGATTGTTATTGCATAGATTGCAAGTCTTACAATCGTGAAAATGAGAGATGTTATATGCTTAACCGAGACACAGCAAATAATTGGTTTTGTTGGAATGCAAAACCGATTGATGTTGAAACGGCAAAGCAATTAGAAAGCGAGGTAGAGAAATGAAATTTGAAAAAGTAACAGAATTATGCAAAAAAAGCAGGAAGTTTTTAATCTTTAAGTATTCAGAAAAGATATATTTTCTCGGTACCGGTAACGCAATGTTTGTAGTGCCTGACGGTACAATTTGTACACCTGAATACTTGACCTCTTTTGCCGGGCTAAAACCTTTAGAGGTGGAAAATACAATTTTCGATAAGAAAGATTTTCCGTTTGAATTTGATATATCCGATATTGCAGACAACGAAT